TTTTAAACTTAGCTCCATGTTTCATCAAAACATAGCCTTTGCCTTTTTTCATAAAATGATAGCCTTTAGGTGCTTTTACATTCATTAGTATGAATATCCTCTCTTAGAAGACTTTTTCTTCATAGTCTTCTTCTTCATAGTTTTTTTCATTTTTTTCTTTTTACCTTTTTTCATTGGCATTACATTACCCTTATTCCTTTCCCACGTGGTGTGGGTTTTGCATTCTTTTTGCTTTCTTGCATCTTTTTTACACCATCTTCCATTGACATATGATTAATGTCAATCTGGTCTTTTCTAATTGCTGTTGCAAAAGGATTACCTTCTCTTATAACAAAATTAGTATTCCATTTGCTAGGAGCTGCTCTTAGCCCACATGAAGGACAGTTAAAGTAGCCTTCTGGATTAGGCGTGTCGCAGTGTTGACAATTAGCCATTATCCTTTAGCTACTACTATGTAAGCAACTCTAGTAGAGTCAAGCTTAACTGCTTGAATATCTACAATAGCATTAGTGCTATCATCTAAAGTTTGAATATAGTCATTAATTTCTTTAGCTAATGAACCAGCAGTTGAATCTGATTTAACACTAAGGTCATTAATAATAATCTTTGTAGTTGTATTATAATTTGCCATTTTTTCTCCTATTATTTAAAATTCTTTATAGGTTTCGGAGTGGGACTAGCCCACTCCATAGTACCTAATAACTATTATGATGTTGTAATACCGTCATTGATTGCGCTTAATCCATTAGCGTAGTACTCACCATTCCAGAACAGAAGTTCTACAAAGTCTCCTCTTTGAGAAGCAGCTTCTAAAATAATATTAGAAACCTGAGTTCCAGCAGTTGAATTAGCAGCGTCTCCGCCTGCATCTTTCATTACTAATGAAATGATTGCACTTCCTGCTTTAATTGTAACATCATTAGTAGGTGTTTCTTCATGTACAATAAATTTGTACACTGCTCCATTTTGTGCTGTTGAAGCTGTAGGTAGAGTTATATCATAAGCTCCACCTTCAGAAGAAACCATAAAGACCTTACCTGAGTCTGATTCTACTATTGTTTTTGCAGCGGTAATGTGTTCTACATTAACTAGTAAACCACCAGCACCACTGTTTTTCTCTAATAATGCACCTTTAGCCATTTTATAATCCCTCCACGTTGTATAGAGCGTGACATTCAGGTAATGAGATTTCAAGACCAGCTTCAGTCATAATCATGTCTTTTCTCAAATCTTCATCCGCAGCTTGTACGTTTGTCATAATTTGAGTGTCACGATTAATACCGTTACCAACTAATGGTCTGTATGCTAATTTAGACATATCAGCCATAAGCATGAAGCCACTTGCAATTCCTCTGAATAGAGGTTCTTTCACTAAGAACATTGAACCGTGCACAGTGTTGATTTCCATTAACTGGTGACCAAAACTACCTGATACATTGTTCATGTTAACTCTGTATGGTCCATTTGCATGTCCAACAGAAGCGTCAATGAAAGCACCGTCGCCCATTTTGTTGAAGAATGTAATTACTGGCAATGAAGCTAGTACAAGTCTTTCACTTGAACCGCCTCTTGCTGGGTCAAAAATAACCTCTAAGTCAGCAAGTAATCTATCATATGTAAGTTCAGCCTGTGCTACACTTCTGTAGTAAGGGTTACCTGATGAATATGAAAATGCTGAATCGTCAGTTACTGGTTGAACATTTTTAACAATGTGTCCAACTAGACCTTCAGTATATTGTACTCCGTTAACACGAGCTTTTTGACCGAAAAGCATAGCTCTTTCGATGTCTACTTTGTGTTCACGTAATTTTTGAGCCCAAATTCTATCGAACTCGTTTGCATAGCCACGGTATCTTGTAGCTATTGCTGTGTTTGTCATCTCACAAGCTGTTTTAAAGATTTGAGTATAACCAAAGTCATCTTCAATAGTATCTGAGAAAGTGTCAGGTGAACCTGTTCCTTCTCCGAATGATGTACCAACAATTTGACATTCGTCATTGTCAGCTAATACATTGTATCCTGATACGTTTGAATTAGACAATTCAATAACTCTACCTGAGAAGGTAGTGTTAGCTGATTGTACGTTTGGTGCAGACTCAACTCTAACTAATGCTTGTGCATAACCGCCAGTCCCATCGACTGTTTTAACAGCTACGACCATTCCTTTTGTAAGGAAGCCAATAGCTGAACCTGCTCCATCATCAACTGTAAAATCGTATAGATTTGGTGATGATACAGCACTTCCACCGTTTACGGCTGCTGCTAAGCTAAAGTTACGTGCAGTGTAGTTAGTGACAGTTCTATTTTCAAGATATCTGAAAATATTATCGTCAGTAGCTACCTTAGCAACTTGACTTAGATAGACGAAAAAAGGTGACTCCTCTGGCATAAGTTCTGCAACTCTATCAGAGAAATCATACAGCTTTCTTTGGTCTGGAGCCTGTCCGTAATCTGCGCTAGTAGCAGCTGCGGTTATTTGTGATGCCTTTAATTGTCCTTGATTAAAAGCCATTTTATTTCACTCCTAAGTTAGTTTTTAGCTATTCTACCGATTCTTCCAGCATTCATAACTCTATCCCACACTTGGTCTTCTTCAGATTTCTGTGGTTGTTGACCACCTTGAAGAACACCTGCAGGTTTAGGAATTGATTTAGCTTTTTGTACAGCTTCTAAGTTTTCAGTTTTTTTCTCTACTTTGCCTTCTCCTTCTTTCCACACTTTAATAAGAGTTTCAATAGGTAGGTTAGCTTTTGGAGTTGTTGCAAACTGTAAAAACTTTTCTGCATCATCCGCACCTAAGTTGTGCTTACTTACCAATTCTGTTTTTAAATTATTCATAGCCATCTGACTTTGTAGTTTAGCTAGTTCGTTATCTACTGTTTCATGTACAAGCTTTTTCTCTTGACTTACTCTAATTTTGTAAGATTCTGAGTCAGGCTTGTAATAGGCGTCCCAAGGGTCAAAGCTTTCTGGAGTTGTACTCTCAGATTCTGTTGACTCAATAGATTCTCCAGCAAGGCTCTTTTCAATAACATCTACTAATTCAGGTTTTTCAGATAACACTTGTCTTAACTGAAGCAAGTCATTGCTGTCTTTCTTCAAGTTTTCGTGTTCTGCAACCTTTTTATCGTACATGGATTGAAACTTTTTAGCTTCTCCTTCCCAATTTACTTCTTCAGATGCTTGCACACCTTCTTCTGTTTGAGGTTCCATTGAAATAGTAGGCTCATTTCCAACTCCCTCAACTATTGGGTCTTGCTGTTCAACCTGTTGTTTTTCTTGTTCTGTTGCCATATTTTTTTTCTCCTTTCGTGATTTAGTCTAAGACTCTGAACCACGACTGATTATTCTTCTTCCTCCAAAGATTGTCCCATCTGGTCTACCAACATGCCTAATTGCATCACCTTTTCTTTTTCTTTAGCTTTCGTAGAGCTTTTAATTTCACTCAATTGTGATTTAAACTTCTCAACTTCTGTGCGCTTTCTAGAAGAAACCTGCTCACGTTCAGATGTTTGTAAATCACCACTTAGCTTCTTAACTTGATTTTCAAGCTGTGTGATATATTGTTGCATTTGTGCCATTTGTCCTTTTCTTTGAAGAACACCTTCTTTGTCAAAGATTTCAGTTTTCTTTAAAACCTCGACGTCATCTACCAGTCCAAGTTTATACGCATCAAGATACATGTTGTATTCAGATACCTTGTTGCTAGGCAAAGTTGAACCTGATATAATGCGAATATCATGTTGACCTAGTTGAATATCATTCTCTATGGTTAACAATTCAGTTCGCTTATCATCGTACAATCTCATATTTACTGTAAATTCAGTAATATCGTTGTTTGGTTGTACAATTCTAAATGTTTTTGCAAATCTATAATGGTCTTTAGCTAGATTGTAAACAACCTGACCTACCATTGATAAACTTGCTTCAATATCTCTTAATTTTGATTTACCTCTAGATTCTCCCATTTCTGATAAAAGCATAGTACCTCTAACAGACTCTGGAGCATTGTCTTTAAATCCTTGCAATAACTCTGGTATACCAAAATTTAAATCTATGTATTTTTCCACTCTGTCAATTAAATAATAAAACTCGCTCGTCAAAGGAGCAGGTTGTGGATAATGAGGCTCACCAAACTCTGGGTTATATTCAATTACCGCATTTGGATTTGCCCAATCTTTTTCTAATTGACTAACACT